TCAGAACTAAGCGATTTCTTTTATGCTTTGTTTGACACCATGATCGATCCAAAGGATCGACGCTATCTGTCCGAAGATTATACCTTTTGTCGTCGCTGGCAAGACATGGGTGGTGATATCTGGTTAGATCCCAGCATCAGCCTAAACCATTATGGCAGTTTCTGCTTCCAGGGCAACCCAGCACAAATCATCAACATACAGCGTTAATAGCTGTTTACATCATGAAATTAAGTGAACTTCAGGACGCCTGGTCTCAAGATAGTCGAATCGACGAAACAAATTTAGGCCGAGAAGCAGTTCGAACTGCCCAGCTTCATGCAAAATATTTAAATTGGCTGGGCAGTGTTAGGCTTAATCTTCGTAAAGCCGAAAGTGAATACTTTAATCTACGAAGAAAAAAATATAGGTACTACAGAGGAGAAATGACTCGAGAAGAACTGGCGCAGGAACAATGGACACAGTTCCAGGGCAACAAACCCCTAAAGAACGAAATGGATGAGATCCTAAGTACTGATGCCGATCTAATCACTCAGCAGGATAAAGTTGAGTATTTCAAAACTGTATTAAATCAATTAGAACAAATTATTCGTAGCATTAATAGCAGAACCTGGGATGTTAAGAATGCCATCGAATGGAATAGATTCACTAATGGCATGATTTAATGGTAAAAGTTAGTTTAAAAGATGCAGTTCATGTACAAATTGATACCGATCCTGGTATAGCCCAGGAACTTACTGACCACTTCAAGTTTGAAGTTCCTGGCGCTAAGTTTCATCCTCTGTATCGATCCCGTGTCTGGGATGGAACTGTTAAACTATTCAACATGTTCAACCGAGAGCTATATGTTGGTCTATTAGCCTATGTAGAAAAATTCTGTAAGGATAGAGCATACGATCTAGACACTAGTCAGGTACAGATACCAGCAGATAGGCCTAGTCTGGATCAGGTACGAGAATTTTGCCAGGGACTGAATCTGGGTAGTCGAGGTCAAAGCATCGAAATTCGGGACTACCAGATCGATGCTATCTGGACAGCTCTCAAAGAAGGTAGAAAATTACTGCTAAGTCCAACTGGTTCTGGTAAAAGCCTAATCATTTATTGTCTGATGCGCTGGTGCTTAGAACGAAATCGAAACCAACTTATCATTGTGCCAACTACTAGTCTAGTTGAACAACTATATTCGGACTTTAGAGATTATAGTTGTCTGAACGGATTCGATGTACCTGGCCATGTCTATAGAATCTATGCTGGTCACGAAAAATCAAATCTATATCCTGTAGTCATCAGCACCTGGCAAAGTTTATATAAACTACCCAAGGCGTTTTTTGTACCGTTTCATTGTGTATACGGTGACGAAGCGCATCTATTCAAGGCCAAGAGTCTGAGCAGCATCATGCACAAATGTACCAATGCACACTATAGATTTGGTACAACCGGAACACTGGACGGAACTAAAACTCATAGATTGGTGCTAGAAGGGTTATTTAGTACTGTGCATAAAGTCACGACTACTAAAAAGCTCATGGATAACCAGCAGCTGGCTGATCTTAAAATCTATAATATTATACTTGAATATCCTGATGAAGCCAGAAAGGCCAGTAAAGAATTTTCCTACCAGGAAGAAATGGATTACCTGGTTCAGCACAATCAACGAAATAAATTCATTCGAAACCTAGCCATTAGTCAGACCGGTAATACTCTGGTACTGTTTCAGTATGTTGAAAAGCACGGTAAGATGCTGTATGACATGATCTGGGCCAAAGCACAGGATCGTGAAGTATTTTTTGTCTATGGCGGTACCGATACCGAGCAACGAGAGCAGGTCCGACAATTGACAGAGAAAGAAAATTCTGCTATTATTGTGGCTTCGTATGGCACATTTTCTACAGGAATAAATATTAGGAACCTGCATAATATCATTTTTGCCAGTCCGACAAAAAGTAGAATTAGAAACCTACAAAGCATAGGGCGAGGTCTAAGAACCAGTGAAACCAAAGATGCCTGTAATCTTTATGACATCGCCGACGATCTCAGCTGGAAATCCCATAAAAACTTTACATTATTGCATATGATTGAACGAATTAAAATTTATAATGAAGAACAGTTTAACTACAATCTAGTAAAGGTTAAGCTATGACCGATAGTTCGCTTTCCTGTAAAGTTCTTAGATTGACCAATGGTGAGCATATCATTGGTTATACTGACGACGCTTGTGAAAATCTGGCCAATGCCAGATCCATAATGTTCATGGAGCCCATGTTACTAACATCCATACGAATCCCCCGACCCTCGGGCATAGCCGAAAGCTATATCATGTATCCTTGGATGCCTTTAACTGATGATAAAGTCATAGAAATTAATAGTGCTTGCATTGTAAGTGTAGCCAATGCCAGACCCAGTTTCCGAGAACAATACGAAAAGTTCGTAGATCAAATTAATGAACAAAATAATGAAACCGAAATTACCGAAGTTGATATTAATCGGCTATCAACTTCAGGCAGCATCAAAGACCTTATTGAAAAACTAACCGAGGACCTTCAGTCCGACGACGAGGAAGAACAAGATCATGGAAACTGGGAACCCCCAACAAGAACCCTCCACTAAAAAATCTGGAGCGCACTATGTTGACAATAAACAATTTTATAATGCTCTGGTCGAATATCGTAATCAAGTAGTTGAAGCGCAGTCCAAAGGACTAGAAAAACCGCAGATCAGTAATTACCTGGGCGATTGTTTTATTAAGATTGCAACACATCTTAGTTATAAAGCTAACTTTATAAACTATACCTTCAAAGACGATATGATCAGCGATGGCATTGAAAATTGTTTAGCCGCAGCCGATAAATTTGATCCAACTAAATCTGCTAATCCATTTGCCTACTATACACAGATAGTTTACTTTGCTTTCATTCGAAGAATTCAGAAAGAAAAGAAACAGCAGGCTACTAAATATAAAATCATTGAAAACATGGACATTGATGATATCATCAATACCGAAACTGATCTAGGTGAATACAGCAATCAGTTTTTGGACTACATGAAAAAGCAATTAGATCAGGTCGATATCGATCGTAGAATGATTAAAAAACCGAAAAATAATGTTTTGGCAGAAGAATTAAACGAAAATATTGACCCTGAAAGCTAAATATACTACAATGTTGAATATTGAGGAACATTATGAGTAAAATTAAGATAAGTGAATTGTTTTATAGTATACAAGGTGAAGGTCGTTACATGGGCGTGCCTTCGGTCTTCCTAAGAACCTTTGGCTGTAACTTTACCTGTGATGGGTTTGGTATGCCTCGAGGAGAGAAAAGTGACGAACGAGACATCATTGCACAGCATGCGGATCAGTACACGGATTATAAATCTTTGCCTTTGGTTACTACAGGTTGTGATAGTTACGCTAGTTGGGATGTTAGGTTCAAGCATCTTAGCCCTTTGTTGTCTATTGATGGTATTGTTGATGCCATTTTACGTATGCTACCTTATGGCAAGTGGACAAGTGAGCACCTGGTCATTACAGGAGGGGAACCACTCCTTGGATGGCAACGAGCGTATCCTAGTCTCCTCTCGCATCCCGGTATGGTCAATTTACAAGAGCTCACGTTCGAGACGAATGGGACCCAAGAACTGACTTCAGAATTTTCTGAGTATCTGAAAACACACTGGCGTAAAGGTTGGGATTGTCTAACATTTAGTGTAAGTCCTAAATTATCTGTTAGTGGTGAGAAGTGGGAAGATGCAATTAAGCCAGATGTTGTCATGCAGTATCAAGAACATGGTTATGCTTATTTGAAGTTTGTAGTAGCAGATGAAAAAGATGTTGCTGAAGCAGCTATGGCAGTAGAATGTTATAAGGATAATGGATTTACTGGTCCTGTTTATTTGATGCCAGTCGGTGGAGTAGAATCAGTATATGCTATGAATAATAAGAATGTTGCATTGATGGCAATGAAGAAAGGTTGGCGCTATAGTGATAGATTGCAGGTGCCATTATTTAAGAATGAATGGGGTACATAATGAGTAATAAATTAGTTGATGAAGCACCATATCATCCTGGATATGAGGGTGCTGTATTTGGGCGTCCAATGAGTGAAGTAATTCGAGAAAGAATTAAAGAGGGACAATCAAGATTTTTTGCTAATGATAACATCTCCCCATATATTCATAGTAAAGATGAGATTGAGTTATTGGTAGACGAGGTTGCTGATAAATTCCAACAGGTCCTACATTCCTTGATTATTGATACTAGCAACGATCATAATACTCAAGATACTGCACGTCGTGTAGCAAAAATGTTTATTAAAGAAACATTTAGAGGTCGTTATGATTCTCCTCCAAAAGTTACAGCATTTCCTAATGCTGGTAATTATGATGAGCTATATGTCACTGGCCCTATCACTATTAGATCAACCTGTGCACATCATTTTCAAAATATTGTTGGTCGGTGTTATATTGGTGTGTTTCCTGGTCGTAATGTTATTGGACTTAGCAAATTTAATCGTATAACTGATTGGATCGCTTCCCGTCCTCAGATTCAAGAAGAGATGACTATTCAGATTGCTGATGCGATTGAAAGAGAAACTGAGGCAGATGGTGTTGCTGTTTTGATGCAAGCAGAGCATCATTGTATGACACACCGAGGTGTTAAGGAACATGAATCAGATATGACCACATCTGTTATGCGAGGAGCATTTAGAAAAGATCCATCTTTGAAACAAGAGTTTTTTAATATTGTACATAAAATGAAATGAAAATTTATAAAAAGAGAATAGCATTTTGTCTTAGTGATCAACATACTATTCCTCATGGGGGTCTCGGTCAATTTGCCAAAAGCTTTGTCGAGACTTTCACTCCATTGGGATTTAAAGTAGATATTATCTGTGATAAAGCCCCTTCTAATTTGGGTTTTAAAAGAAGCCTTGAAGAATCTGGTGCTTCGTTTATTTACCCGTCGGATTCTGTTACTTATAGTAAACACAGTAAGATCTTTATGTTTGAAGATTCTTACAATTTTGAAAAGATGATTAATTTTAGAGATGCTATGATGCAGGCTCTAAATACTAATTTGTATGATACTATTATTTGTAACACGTTAGAATCATTTCCTGCAATACATTCTTTAAGTCTAC